GCACAGCCTAGCAGCTCGAAGAAGGGTAGCATGTTTCTCCCCGTCATCGCACTGACGTATCATACGTGCAGCTAGATTTAACTTTAAGTAATCCGTGTAAACGCCTGATTGTGAGACAGCTACCTGCGATTCACTCTTCTCCGTAGCGAATGCTCCGAAGCTAGATGATTCATCTTTTATGATGATGTCTGGGTCGTGTGACTCGAAGCATGCGCGAGACTCGTTGATGCCTGACTCGTCTACCTCTAGGTCGTACTGCTTCCCGAAGTATGTACGCAATGCACGGAAGTGATCGCGGTGCCTCTCAGGGTGCGTTATCTTGACTAACGCCTTAAGGCCGTCACCCGACGGAGATACCCAACAGCTGTATACATACGGGTCCGTACTGAGAAGCGCCTTGGATGTCTTAACATCAATATGATCGAAGTCCAGAACAATGTATCCGCTATGCTTCTCAATCGCTTGGTCTTTCCTGTCGCCAAACTCACCGCTGAATAGTACAACGGGTAGGCTCTTTTTGAAATCTTTTTCTCCACCACGAACAGCTTCAATCGTTGGCGCAGAAGTCCCCTCCTGTATTCTTTTGAGGGCAGTCACAATCGGAATCACATGGGCATCCGCCTTGGACTTCTTGTACAGGTCTTTGTATATCGTTACGTTCATCCGAGTATTTGTATTCGAGTAGTAGATTTAAATAGTGGATAGCCTTCAGGACATCCTCCTTGCCGTTCTTGAATTCGTGTCGGCATACGTATTTAATCACATTCCCCTCTATGAAGGGTATGTCATTGGCTGCTATGAAGTCAGTGGGCTGAATCTTCATTTCCTTGTAGTGCTTACCGCCTACCTGTTTGTCGCTATGTTTCATGTGGCTCTGATGTTGTTCCAACTTGTTTTATCGAAGTTATGGAATCAATTACAATGGTCTTGTTCTTAGCCTTAGCGGTGAACAACTCACGCTCAAGCCTCGACATCGTTTTTCCATCCTTCTTCATGATATCCGTTGGGTTGTCATACCTGCTTACGATCCACACGTTTCTAGTTTGTGGTCGCTTATTCTTAATCGTAATGACCTTAGCGGTCATAGAGTATATTGGCTGTCCCATAATGTTGTAGGGAAGAAAAGGGGCAGAGCTTTCGCCCTACCCCCGTTCCCTGCTGAAACAACCTGTTAGAACGGAAGGTCAGAAGACCCTTCGGATTTAGCTGTTGTGCGGCGCTCTTGCGCAGCCTCGCTATTAGGATCCCATACACTCAGGCATGGCTTTCCATTCTTCGACATGAATAGTCGAAATCTAACGTTGCCGCCTTGACCTTGTGCATCACGCTTGGTGGTGTACTGATCGATGGCATCCTTAAGCTCGTTGTCCTTGAGGCGGAAAGACCACCCCATCAACTCGCCATTGTCATTGTAGCTTGGCTCATCGGCCCAGCCTACTAGTACGCTTTCGTACTTCTTTGTTTGTTCACTCATTTGTAGAGAAAGTTAGTAAATAAGACATGAAAAATAATTGCACCTGCAATAAGAAAAGTTCGTTTAATTAATTTTTTATACTTCATAGTTTAGGTAATCTGTTTGTGGATTATAGTCTTGCTCAAGGAAGTTTGTGATACGCTTAAGAGCGTCATGAAACTTCATCTCTCCTGTAAACAGGGTAGAGTCAGAGCATTTAACAAGGGCAGGAAGGTACGGGTAAGTTTTCTCTTGTACAACCCAATAGAAATCTTTTATTCCAAACACCTGTGTGTAGATGTAAGCTTGGATGTCATATGAGAAGTCCTTGATGGCATACCGAAACTTCTCTGAGCTACGCGCTGACTTACTGTCGCTGATGAATCCATCGCCTAAGCAGTCGAGGAATCCTTTCACTTGTATGCCGTGTAGCTCTTCGAGGAATCCTACCTGATAGTCACCCTTGAGGTGAGAGTCAAGCAAACCACATGTGGCTAGCCTGTCGATCATGTCGTTAGCTGTCTGCCACTCGTCGTGCGATACGATTGACTTGCCTTCTTCAGCCGCTTCCTCCTTGATTTCCTTCAGCTTCGCTTTGTATTCAGCTGTTAACGTTGGTTTCTTGGAGGCTTGAGCCTTGTCTGATAGCGTGGTTACGATAGCAGATGGAGACATAACCGTGTACTTCTCGAATGCTTTGTCCCGTTCGAACAACAGCATATCGTACATAGTACCGAAGTCTAGCGCATCTGATTTGTATTTGACTTCTCCCTTCATGTAGCGATCGAACTGAGCCATATCGCCTAGGGCTTGCTTGAGAGAAGAGTACGACAAGTGAGACTTGCCGTACCGCTCCATTAATTTATCTGATATATTCATTGGTCTTCGTATAATGGTGTGCCGTCTTCAAGCATGTAATCATAGGTTTCTATCTCAGCCCAGTGTGTGGGCTTTCCAGCAGTACACCAAAAGGTTTTACCCTTCGTGTTGATGTGATACTCTGCGATGTCTATATCACCTAGGAAGTCTTTGTGCTTAATGAAGTATAACCCTGTACATATTGGTTGTTCTTTATCATTATCAACCCAGTGTTTAGGCATCCTAGCCGTGAGACACTGACGTCGAAAACTTGAGAACGTAGCTATGTTAGTTAGCTTACGGTTTAGTACTGGGTACTTGCTCATCGAACAAACTTCTGTAATCCAGACATTTGCTTGTCAGTAAGGCTACCTCCGTACTTACCTACGATAGACTCATATGCTTTCTTCTTGTCGGTCTGCGACTTGATGTAAGCAACAGCCTTGTCCATGATGTTCTCAGGTGGGTCAGTATCAAACTTCTCCTGTACTTTCTTGATCATCTTCTCAGCCTTGGTAGGTGCGGCAGAAGCAGCTGTATCTTGCTTAGCGATAGCATCAGAAACCTCGTTAGCTGAAGCGATTGATGTATCAATACCAATACCCAACATGGCTAATGCACGACCGATAGCTGATGTCTCGCAGTTCTCTACGTAGCTAGTCTTGTTGATGTTGCTACTGCCCTGCACTTCATGTGCATGACCTACTGATATGATGCGATTGTCAGCGTCTACGATCGACGCCTTGCATACACATTGAGCTTGGTCTAGCACAGTAAACTCTGTGATAAGACTCCAGTTCTTGTACTGCTCCTCCTGTCGGAAGAACTTGATTCGTTCGTTGACCTCAACGTACTGCTTGCCACGAATGTTCGTGGTCTTGAATTTGTAATTACTCATACGAGTTCTTGTTTTAGATTTTCAGCTAGACCCTCTAGCCTTTTGATTTGGATTCGAATAGTTTTTAGTTTGTCCTCAATGCTGTTGTATCGAAGGTGTACATTGCACAGCCTTACAGCTAGCATGTACTTGTCTTCATACCCATCCCATGAGAACAGGTTGGCTTCATGCTGACGTTGATGATGTATGACTGTGCTGTGGTCTTTCACAAAGCTTTTGCCAACTTCCGTCTTCGTCATGTAGTGAGCCATAGCAACCATTAGTGCGGCTCGTGCCTGAACTTGTGGTGCCTTCCTAGATGTGTTGGGGGTGAGGTCGAGAGTAGCGTAGTACTCCTCTTGTAGCCTTTTGATGTCATCATTCATTGGATTTGCTGGTTCAAATTTAAAGTTTAAATGTTATTAATGCAAGGAAAGGAGAGACTTTGTTTCTCAACGCTCTCAATGTTGTGCTGTCTCCAGCACACGGCGCGTCGCAGGATCTCCCTGCGCACCATTCGCCTCTCCCCTTGTCAGCGTTCTGACAATGCTATGTCGTAACTGCTGAGCGTTTCGTAAAACCTGACGTAGTGATACATAGACCTTGACACTTCGGTAAGGCTGTTAGCTACACGCTCCACAGATATACTGTCCTCTTTGAGTAGGTCTTCGACCAAGCTCTCTGCGATGTCAGGGAACTGAGGCAGATACTCTGATACATCTTTGCTTAGCCATACGTCAATGTCTGCTTCAAGTATGTCGTCGCAAGCATACATGGCTGCTAGACGTTCTGCGTTAGACGGGTCTTTGTTTTCCAATACGATTTGAATTGCTTGTTCGTTAGTCATATGTAATGTTTAGTACCTGTTGTATGTTGATGCCTGTCTTCTCAGCGTATGCACCAGACGGGGTGTAGTATGTCTTGCCGTCTCGTTCATAGCTCCATAGCTGTTGTGTGATTTCAGAATCCGTATTCCATCCCATCTTCGTATAGTTTTTTAAGTTTAATGTCTAGCGTTCCGTCGTAGTAATCTTTTTCGGGTGACCTCATTACTTCCATGAACTCAATGAACAGCTTACGTCCATCGTTCTTTGTATGCTCAGCTGATTGGTTTGTGTATATTGATATTCTTGGCTCGCTCATTTGTTTCCGTTTTTAAAGAACCATCCAAACCTGTTGTTAAACCAAGTCGGAAGATCCACACTCATAAGCGTCACCAACCACCCATAGAGTCCTGTCATTTGTAAATAGTATTTCGTATTCGTTACCGCTAACGATGTTGTTGTATCCGTCAGTCCAGTTAGGACTTTGACGCGGGTTGAACTTGATGCGGTAGTCTTGTTCGTTTGGCTTGAGTCGATTGACCTCCAGCACTTGGACAACCTCGCACTCTATCCATGCACACACAGTCTTGTTCGCACCGTCATGAATCTTCTGAGCCGCTGTTGGTTGCACACTTAGCTTACAGCCTAGCAACGCTAGCTGATTGTCCTGTGGGTTTACATAAGACACCCTGTCTTCGTCTCCATTTTCTGAGAGGTACTTGACCTGCCAGTGCATGAAGTTCTTACCTCGTCCGAGGTGGAATCTAACTTTGTACATGGTTTCAAACTGTTTCTTTTACGATTTCGATTGCCCCCCAAAACAAGCTGAACCTTGATTTACTTACAGGGCTTTTAACCTTCACTTGTTTGGTGATTGTCTTTGGTTTTGAAACACTGACAGCAACCTTTTGGTTTCGAGGCTTAGGGTTTAGTATTCTGCCAACACTAGTTTCACTGATGTTTACTTTTCTTGCGATTACTTTGTGAGTTACGCCTTGTTTCTTCAGATTTCTTACTTGCGATTTCTGAGCTTTTGTAATTGAATTTTTATTCGTCATTTTGTTTATGTTTAAGATAGATTCTACTCTTGACTCAGATAGAGAATATGCTTCTGCTATGTCAGAGATAGGTATACCCCTGCTGCGCAGTCGTTGCATGGCTACATCTATTGTTACAGCTTGATTTCCCATCTGATTTAATTTTTGATTTGTAATTCTGTTTAACTTGATTGAATGTGTACTCCGCCCACTCATTGAAGTCCTGTGCTGGGTTGACGTGTACACTTGATCGGACACACACTAGCGTCTGCCCCATTGCTTGTCTCTTGGTTCTTCATCGAATACCACCATGCTGTTCTCATCGCTTGGTGTGTTCTTCACGATAGTCTGTGCTTGCTCTCGTGTGAGTCCGTTCATTAGGACTTCGGGTCGCTTCTCCCAGTCACGGAAGACGCGGTATACTGCGTAGTTACTCATTGTTGTTTTATATTAATTCGTTTACTTTACTGCAAATAGTGTTTCCGATTCCGTCTGCAAATTCTTCTTTCGATAATTTATTATACCATTTGTTTGCGTACTCATGTGCTTCATACTCTACCCATGATGCAATATCATCTTTATGTATATATACTTCTTCAGTCATTGTCGTTTAGTTT